CTTGAAGATGCAGGAGTTGAACTGTGGTTCAACCAAGAATGGAACAAAGTATGTTACACCTTTTACACGTATGTCTGGAGATCAAAACACTGGTTCTGGTAATAGTCTAATCAACTATGCCATGACGTATGCATTAGAGAAAGCGCTCGGAATACGTATGTGCTATTATATCGATGGTGATGATTATATTATTTTCACTGAGCGATCTAATATGTGCTATGTTAGGCCGGAGTGGTTCGAGCAATTTGGGATGAAGACGAAAGTGGAGGGAGTTTCGGATTTCATGGAAGGCATTGAGTTCTGCCAATCAAGACCTGTTTTCAATGGAAAGGGATACACTATGGTAAGGAATCCTATAAGAATGATGAGCCGACTAAACTGGTACGTTGGTAAAATTCACCCCAAACATCGGGAGAATTATTTGTACTCAGTAGGACTTTGTGAGTTGTCGCTCGGAATGGGATTACCTATAGGTCAGTTTTTAGGTGATAAACTGGCCAAGATGGGTGGGAAGTATGTAGTTACACCATCACACTATAGTGCCAATAAAATGGCTTATAAGCCCGGTAAAGCTAAGTTAATAGAGCCTTCATTAACAGTACGGACATCTTATGAGCTAGCCTGGGGAATCACCGTTAAAGAACAACTCGATTACGAACAGATGAGCATTGTTTCGCCACATCTGACCAATTTTGCTGATGATTTTGAAGAGGAGCCGTATGCGTTATCATCAGTACCCACATCATGGTCGGAAAGAATGGTGGAAAGAGACAAGATCGTAAAAGAGGACCCCAGGCGCCTAAAGGTAGGGGCGCTAATGGGGGGAACGGGTTAGCCCGTACCCCGCTACTACCAACCGGTGTGAATAACAAAGCTACCATGCCCACTTCTACCCACGAATTAAATCTGGTGGGTGAAGAAGTCATTCAAACCATTACAGTCAACAATACTAGTGTTGGACAAGTTGTTTTCAATGAATTGATGACACCTCAAGTTGTATTACGTTTACGTATTATGGCCGGTGCTTTTCAACGAATTGATTGGCGTCGAGCTAGTATCCATCTTGTTGCTTTGAATGGGTCAGTTGTTACATCAGGTTACACCATGGGATTTGTTGAAGATCCCGAAGTTAACATCCCCACTGTGGACTCAGCTGTTATA